ATATAGCAGCGTAAGTAGCCTGCGCTTCTCCGCTTAGGGCTTCTAAAGCCCCTGCGTCTATTTCGCTTCCGTCGCTGAGTTTTAAAACTAAGTGATTATCTACAGCAATTTCAGCGTCAACGACTGATACGCCGTCTTGACCTTGTTTTCCGTCCTTTCCGTCTTTACCGTCTTTTCCCTTAGGTCCTTCTTTTCCTTTTAATCCTTGTTCGCCCCTGTCTCCTTTAGGCCCTTGGAATCCTGTTTCTCCTTTAGGGCCTTGTTCTCCTTGGGGTCCTACTATTTTAGATACTTTTTGTATCTCTCCGTAGAGCTTGTCGTATAGGGCTGCTAGTTTTATGTCTACGTTCAAGACTGAAGCCTCTGAAGAAGCGCCTGTTCACTTGCCTCTGATTTTTGACGAGACTCTTGCTGTTGGTCGTTAGCTTTTTTCTTAAGCTCCAAATCTTTCTCTTTTAGGGCTATGTCTGCAATCCTGAGGCGCTTTTCAAACTCTTTGTCGTCTGCGTTTCCTTTGTCTAGGTTCCTAGTAATTGCTTCAATCTTTTCGATTTCTAGTTCTTCTGGGGCAAGCTGCGCCTCAATAGCGTACTTACCAGCCCTTGCTTGAGACTCTGCGGCCTGTGCCTGAAGTGCTGCCGTTTGACTCTTCTGGAACTCAAGCTGAAGCTCTTGAGCCATAGCAGCCATTTGTTGTGCTTGAGGATTAGGCTGAGAAGCCTTCTGAAGAGCAGCAATAAGCTCCTCACGGTTGCTCAGGTTCATGTTGTCGATAATGCTCTGGATCAACACAGGGTACAAGGGAGAGTCTTGTTTCATAGTCTGCAAGAGTTGTACCATCTGAGTAACTTCGTATTCCCTAGCTATAATACCCAAAGTAGACGTAGCGTTAAACTTGTAGTCCTTTACTGGGTAGTTTTCAGGGTCAAACTGCATATACCTGTGGGCAGCTTTCTTAACGAAAGGTAACAGGAAGGATTGCTGGAAGTTAATCAAGGTGCGCTTATGGCGTTTAATAATAGCGCCGAGAGACATACTAATGCCAGCGGCAGTAGCCTCGCCGTTAACCTGACCTGCAATTCCTGCCGAGTCAACGGCTCCTGTGGCTTGCTGTACCATTTGCTGCAAGGCTCCTGCTTGAGCAAAAGTAATTTGATTGACGTTACCAAAGTTGAAAGGCTGTAGGATTTCACGGGGATCTCCGTTGGTTAGAATCATCTTTCCAGGCCTGACCTCAGGCTTAGAGCCTCTAGGTAACCGTGTAGCGTCAATAGCCATCATAGGATGAATCGTGAGACTCAGGGCGTCGATCCTAGCACGTAGTTCTGTATCCAACGCTTTCTGAGAGTTATAGCCCTTCTCGCACACGCCTCGGCCCCAGAAGCGTCCAGGAACTACGTCCCAAGGAAACGCGACTACAGGACGGTCTTTCATCATGTAAGGGTTAGCTTCTGCTTTGAGGAGAACACCTCCGTTAGCTACAACAACGATAGCCTCAACGTACATTGAGTCTTCTTCTACAGCGTCGTCTGTAGCGTCTTCTAGTAGCTGCTTGGGTACTAAGCCGTAGTATTTCGTTAACCTAATCTTGCTGTCGTTGTACACTGTTAGGTCTTGATCTGGCTCTAGGTCTGTATCGGGCGAGGCGTTAGCCACGTATACGTCCCTGTAGACGCCCTGCTCCTGCAAAAGCTCTACGTGGTGCCTAGATACAAACTCGTCTACAGCAACGCCCATAGCGTCGTCTACAGAGGTTGCCACGGGGTCTATCAGGAAGTTCTGGGGTAACACAGGTTTGAGTTTAACAACAACTCGGTCTTTAATGTTAACACCCACAGCTTGCAACTGACCGTCCATGATCGGCTGAGTAGCTGGGGCCATTTCTTTAATTTCTTCGATTACGATTTCGCCTACGCCTGTACCAAATACGGCGGCGTTGATGAGACACTCGGCTACAGCCTTACGGACCATCGTGTTTTCAAAGTCTTCTGTTAACTTGTTGCGGAGGTACATAATGTCCTGCCGCTCTTGGTCGTTAGTGTCGTCTGTAATGTCGAACCATTTACCTCGCCCAAAGGTAGCTTCTTCTAGTTCAGCTACGTTAGACTCTACGGCCTGTTGGAGAGCTGGGGAAATAATCCTGGATCGTTCGGATTTACGCTCTGAGTCTGTAGGACTCCAGATGCCCCTCCAGAGCCTGTAGTACTCCTCAAAGTGCATCTCGTAGTTTGACTCGTAGTTATCACGCCAATCCTCACACTTTGTCATTACCCAGTCTTCTAGGGATTCTTGAATCATCAGCGGGTCTGGACTGTATAGTTCTGCTTCTGCCATATTAGTATCCTGCAACTATGTCTAAGATTTCAGGCTCTTCAAACTCTAGGTCCATGATACCGTAAGGCACATTTGCTAGTTGGTCCGTGTACGCCAACGCATCAACCAAGTCATCGTGGGTCAAGGGGTCTGGAAACTGAAACAGTTGGTCTAAGAACCTTTCGTTCCAAGAACCCCTGTTTAGCGTAATTACCTTGTTTTCAAACCTACCCTGTAAAGCCCACATTACCCTGTCTGTTTTCTTTTTGTTTCCGTGGGTTAGTTCTTCGATTCTAAAGAACTGCCCGTATTTCTTCTGTAAATCCATCAACGGGGACATTACTGCTTGTTTTGCTATTCCCCTCTCAATACCTACTGATACGGGCCTGTAGTCCCTCACTGCTTGAAATATCTTTGCTGCTGTGTCGTTTAAGTCCCACCGCCCGTAGATAATGTTTTCTACAAACCAGTTACCGTTGTCTGTTACCTTGACAACAGCCATTGCTGTCTCATCTAGCCTAGTGTTCTTTGTTCTCTTCTTTCCTACTTCTTCGTAGCCTGCTAAGTCGATGGAGATGTAGTAGTCACCTACTTCGGGTTCTTCTCCGAACACAACCCAATCTTCCTTAAACATTTCTGACCCAACAGCTTCAAACGAAGCCATAAATTCTTGACGAAACGCATAACTCGACATAGACTTCTTAGCAGTATTGATCTCATCTGGGTCAAGAAGAGGGTTATCGTAACTGGTAAAGTGCCAAGATTTAAACGTCGTATCATCAGATAACTCCGAGTATTTGTACAACTCGTAAAAGTGGTTACGTCCCATAGGCGTACCTATGAAAAGCGCAGATCCCTTTTGGTCTGCTAGTGCTGGCCTAAGTATCTGCTCCCAAACGTCGGGCTTCATATCAGCGTACTCATCCATCACGAGAAACTTCAAGGACACACCACGCATTGTCTCGGGCCTGTCGGCTCCCTTTAGACTAATCGTGGCCCCGTTGACCAGCTTGATCTGCAAGTTGTTTATGTGCGAACCTGAGATTACAGGGTGTCCTAGCTCCAACAAGGTTTGCCACATAATGTCTCGGGCCTGTCCTTGTGTGGGCGCAACGTAAAAAACGTGACCTCTTTCTGTTTGTAGTGCGTTTACAATGAGCAGCCACGCAGCGAGTCGTGACTTTCCGGTACGTCGCCCTGCGGCAACTACCTTAAATCTTGTTTGGTCGTCCCAAACCTCTTGTTGCCACGGGAGCAACTCTACGTTTAAATCAGTCATACAGTTCGTCTAGTTCTTCTTCCGTTAGTTCTCTTTCTTCTAGATCAAAACTGTCTAGGGCTTCGTTAAACTCTTTTAGGTTGTTAAACTTATAGAAGACCGCAGGAACAGCCCTACGCCCTGTCATCTTCTCTACCAAATCCCACCCTTCTTTTCCTGGAGGCATCTTTACGTATTCGTAGTCCAGATTAAGCTTGGTGAGCTTTGCTTTTACACCTTTACAACCAGCGCACCAATCTGCGCCTAAGACTATAAGCATAGTTATGTGTTAAAGTTAGAAAAACCGAATGGATCAAACTTTAAGTCAAAGGTTAAGACAACTTCCATGTTTCCTGCCGCTGACGCCTGTGCCTGTACTGACTCTCCCTCGTGTAAAACGAACAGGGCGCCTCCTTGGCCCCCCAGTATCTCTCGGTTTCCTGCGTTTACCGTTACCCCGTCAAAGATGTACACCTGAGGTACTGAAGCGTTGTCCCAGTATACGTCTATGTTGTTTGTAGAACCACCGTGGTTAGCTACAAAGACGTAAGTTATGTGGGCCACGAAGCCGTTAGGGACAGAAAAGACCTCAGTTAGTGCCGTATCTGTCAGTGTTACGTGTTTTGTCGTTAACAGTTGGTTCATGAGGTCAGTAAGTCCACATAACGGGGGTAGTTTCCC